TCCAAACAGAGACAGGAGATAAATACGAAACAGCAGACTTTCATCAAAATTGGATTAAAAGTATTTTACAAGCAATAGATGAAGGTGGCGAACAAATGATACTATCTCCACCACGACACGGCAAGACAGACTTACTTACACACTTTGCTGTATGGCAGATATGTAGAAATCCTAATGTAAGGATTATGTGGGTTGGTGGTAATGAGGAGATAGCAAAAAATGCTGTAGGTGCTGTAGTAGATCACTTAGAACATAATGAAAAACTTATTGAGGATTTCTGTGGACCAGGACAAACATTTAAACCAAAAAACAGAAGTGGTAAGTCTTGGACATCTGGACAGTTTACTATTGCTACAAGAACAGTAACTGGTATTAAATCGCCAACAATGGTTGCTGTTGGTAAAGGTGGAAAGATATTATCAAGAGATTGTGATTTAATTATTGCAGATGACATTGAGGACCACGGAACAACAATACAACCTTCTGCTAGAGAACAAACAAGACAATGGTGGACAACTACTTTGTCATCTCGTAAAGAGGAACATACAGCTATTGTTATTATTGGATCACGACAGCATCCAGAGGATTTATATAACTTTCTTTTAGAAAACCCACAAGTTACAACAATCGTAGAGGAAGCACATAGTACAGAATGTGTGTTACCAGAACTAGATATTGATGTACATACTGATTGTATGTTATGGGCAAGTAAGCGTAGTTACAAATGGTTACTTTCTCGTTTACAAGCTGCTGAAACAACAGGTGGTAAAGCTATCTTTGAAATGGTATATCTTAACAAAGCATTCGTAGATGGAATAACAATGTTTGATGTAGAGGAAGTAGATTTATGTAGAGATATCAATAGAACAATAGGACACATACCAGCAGGTACACGACTTATTGCAGGACTTGACCCTGCTTCTACAGGTTTTCAGGCTTGTTTCTTATGGGCAGTTAATACTGATACAGGAAAAATGTATATGGTAGATATCGAGAATGAACAAGGTGGTGGCATTATTCAAGCCAAAGAGACAATTAAAAAATGGTATGAGAAGTATGGACTTGCACATTGGGTTATCGAGGAGAATGGATTTCAAAGAGCAATACGACAAGATAAAGATTTAAAAGATTATTGTGCAAGAATGGGTATTTATTTAGAAGGACATCAGACACAGAAAAATAAATTTGACCCTATCTTTGGTGTAGGAAGTATGAGAGAATTGTTTAAAGAGGAATTAATAAGTTTGCCATATGGTAGTGCAGAAAGCGAAACTAAGAGTAATATATATCGTAGGCAACTAATTTATTTTTCTACAGGTGCTAATAAGCAATCTGGTAGAAATAACAAAAGTGATGTTGTTATGGCTAGTTGGTTTCCTATGAGAGTAATTAGGAGATTACAAAAAGAACGACTAGCTGAGGTAGGATTAGATTATAAGCCTAGTTTTGGAGAATGGAATTTAACTGATATGAACGAAAGTCCTTGGGGATAATGACACCAGAAGAAATACAATACGCTATTACACAGTTACACTTTGACAATCAAAGTGCATATAGCACTAGAGGTCGTGTTCGTGCCATTATGAATGGTGGACCTGATGGTATTCTTGCTTTGTTAGGTGACCAACTTAAAGGTTTCCAAGATTATCAAATTCCTGTACCTAACTTAATGATGTCAGGATTAGAACACTTAGCACAAAAGATAGGTCGTATTCCAAACTTAAAAGTAGATGTACCTAATGGTAAAGATTCTGCACGAGCAAGAGATAAAGCAGAAAAGATTGGTCGCATAGTTAATGCGTATGATGAGGTACAAAAATTAGATTTACAAATGCCACAAGTAGGTAGATGGCTACCTGGTTATGGTTTTTCTGTATGGGTTATTAGAGAGAAGAAAGATGCAAATGGTGTTCCTTATCCAATAGCAGAACTTCGTGACCCTTACAACTGTTTCCCTGGATATTTTGGTGCAGATCAACAACCAAAAGAAATGGCAATTATTCGTAGAGTTCCTAAAGAAGCACTTGCTAGAACATATCCAAATGCAAAAGACAAGATTATGTCTAAAGAAAAAGATGTATATAACACAAATATTCTTGGTGTAGGTAATGCTTATGCTTCTGCTTATACAGATTCATACAATGGCTCTTGGGCTAACAGTAATGGAGATGGTGACTTAATAGCAGAGTATTACAATATGGAAGGTACATACATATTCCATATGACATCAGGAACTATTCTTGACTTCATACCAAACCCACTTGATAGTGGTCCAGCATTTGTTATTGGTAAGAAATTTGCCTTTGACAGATTGCAAGGACAGTATGACCAAATCATAGGTCTTATGGCTTCAATGGCAAAGATTAATGTGATGTCAATAATAGCTATGGAAGATGCAGTATTTACAGAAACAAACATTTCTGGTGAGATAGAATCAGGACAATATCGTAAAGGTAGATTTGCTGTTAACTATCTAGCACCAGGTACACAAGTAAGTAAACCTGCATCAAATGTTCCTTATCAGATTTTTCAACAGATAGATAGAATAGAACGACAACTTCGTGTTGGTGGTTCTTATCCTGTATCTGATGACTCACAATCACCACTTAGCTTTGCAACTGGTAGAGGATTAGAAGAACTAGGTGCAAGTATGTCACTAATGATTAGAGAATATCATACAGTTATGGCTGATGCTATAGAGATGATAGATGCTAAAAGATTAGAGTGGGATGAGAAAATGTATGGTGGTAAGACTAAAGCATTATCTGGTTATATGGATAACAAGTTTTATTCTGAAACATACAATCCAAGTTTAGATATTCAAGGATCATACAAAACTCGCAGAGTGTATGGTGCTATGGCTGGATATGATGAACCACAGAAGATTGTAACAGGGCTGCAATTACTTCAAGCTGGAATTATTGACAGACAAACTCTACAAGAAAACCTTGATGGTTTAGATAACTTAGTGAGAGTAAACGATAGAATTACAAAAGAGAAAGCTGATAATGTATTGTTTGATACATTACTAGCACAAGCCCAACAGGGTGATGCTAAGGCAACTATGGCTGTTGTACAGATAAGAAAAAATCCAGATAATATGCAAAACATATTGGATAAATTCTTTACAGCAGAAGAACCAAAGATACCAACAGCAGAACAAGAATTGCTTGGAGGTGCGACCTTACCACCACAGGGTCCACCACCAGGCATAGCTCAATTACTACAAGGATTAGGTGGGTAATGTCAGTTAATAAAGAGTTTGCAGATATTGTACATTACTCATTATTTGATGTAGATGAGAAAGGTGATGCAATAATCTTTCAAGATATTGAAGATGACAATGGAACAAGAATATTTACTGATCAGATGCCACCAATGGTTTTTCCATTTGGTTATATGATAATCAGTTCAACTTTTATGTATTATGATGATGAGGATGAAGATGGCAACGAGGAGTTCTAGTAATAAAGGTACAGATAGGAGAGCCTTAAATGTACCACCACCAGCAAGAAATACACAAGATAACACACAAGCTGTTAGAAGAATACCTGGTATGACTTATGGTGAACAACAAGAATTAACACAACAGCAACAAGCTGCACCATTACCAAAAACTACAACACCACAGGCACAACCTGCTAGGCGACCTATGCCTAATGTAGATGTATTTGGTGGAACACAAAGACCAACAGAACCTGTTACAGCAGGATTACCTTTTGGTCCAGGTGCAGGTCCTGCTATTCCACCAGAACAAAATGTAAATGATTTGTTATATCAAATGTACGCTATGACAGGTGATATATCATTACTTCAGTTGGTGGACTTTGACTAATGGTCATTAAAAACTTTGGTTTTGATGATGACTTATTTGATGACAATTTTCAATTAGAGTTACAGTCGAAACAAGATGTATCGCCAGTAGTATCACAGGAAGAAGCTAAACGAGCAGCAAGTATTGCTAATGCTTATCCTAATTTGCCAGGAAGTATTGTTGCTGCTGCTGCAAAAATGGGATTAGGTTTTAATGATAATAGATTAACTGACATAGCAAAAAAAATAGAACTACAAAGAGAAACACAGTTTAATAAAATAAAAAGATTTGTTGGAGAAAATCCATTAGCACAACAAGTGCAGAACAATAGATTTTTTCAAGTTATAGGAAGTCCTATTGATAATATTGTTAAGCCAACTGTTAGAGGTGCTGTTACTGGTTTTGTAGATATATACGAAGCTATCTTTCCTGCACTCGCTAGAGCAGAAGAATTACAAGACCAAAACCCTGATATGTCATTTAGTGATGCTTATAAACAAGCAGTTAAAGGAACATTAAGAACACCTAAGATATTAGAAGCAATAAGGTCTGGTGAAAACTTTGATATGGGTAGAGGATGGTTAAAACTATCTACTGATCCATCTGATACAGATGAATACAAAAGATTAGTAGCAGCAGGTTATGACCCAATACAAGCAAGACAATATGTTTTAGATAATGTACTTGGTACACAAGTAGATATTGAAGCTAGAGAAACAGCAGAAAATATTGTACAGTTTCAAGGAGAACTTGGAGAACAATTTAAAAATGCAGGATTAAATCCTTCTGTATCTCCTGGTAGAAAAGTATTTCAAGAATTAGGTCTATATGAATTATATGAACCTGGAACTAAACAAGCACAATTTGCTACTGGTGCATTAGACTTTGGTTTTCAAATTGCATCACCAGAAAACTGGGCAACATTAGGAATAGGTAAAGTAAAAGAAGCAAGAAGATTATTTCAAGTTGCAGAAACATTAGATGATGCAGGTGTAATAACTAGAGGAATAAGAAGCACTTTCCACGGACCAACATTACAACAGTATCTTGCAGGTAACAAAGGTAAAGATTTTAAAAAGTTATTATTTGAAAATGCAGATAATCCTTTTGAAATAATAACTCGTACTAAACAATCTATTACAGATGCTAATTTTTTTGCTGATCTTAAAAAATTAATTAAAGAAGAAAATTTAACAACATACGATAAAAAAGCAGAGGTTGCATTAGATAATTTCTTATCACAAAAAGTAATTAAAGAAGGTTTAGATAAAGCAGAAGGTATAGGTACAGCACGATTAATTGATGCAACCAATATGTATGTTCCACAAGTTATTCGTGGTAATGGAATACAAAAAGCTATGCAATTATATTTTGCACCTTCATTTGGTAGATTAGTAGATGCTAACGATCCAAGTAAAGCATTACAAGATTTATATAGATTTGGTTTACAATCTAAAGCATTTTTAAAAGAAGCAGAAGAAGGTACAAACCTTGCAAACAAACTACTTAATAATGCAATAGATGCTTATGGTCAAGGTGGCGATATAGGTGCAAGTCTTAATAAAGTTGTAGCAGATTGGCTTGAAGGAGATATGTACAAAGTATTAATTGATTCTGGTGTTAAAGAATCTGTAGCTAAAGCTGCAACAAAAATAAGTAGAGATTTTGCTGATGATGCTACTGAAGCAGCAAATATGAATAAAGGTGTATATGGCATAGATGGTCAAGGTAATAAATTTCCTATTAATGAAGTGTTACGAGCTAATGGTGTAGACCCTGAAACTGCTAATTCAGTATCAAGAGCTTTATTCAGTACACAAATAAATAATACAGTTTATTTACCAGAACTAAACAAAGTCATTAAAGCATCTAATCAAATGACAAAAAACCTACAAGGTAATATGACAAAACTTGTAGATAATATAGGTGGAGAAAAGTCAGAAGCATTTATACAGTTCCTAGATTGGTACAACTCTGACATATTCAAACCACTTGCTTTATTAAAACCTGCTTGGACTGTAAAAGTTATTGGTGAAGAACAGATAAGACTTGTATCAAGAGGTTTATCATTTGCACCACTAGCACCTATACAGATAGTAGCAAGAATGTTTGGTCGTTCTGTAGGTGCAGAAGATGCAGGAAAACTTAGAAAAGGTGTTGATCCACTACTTCCTAGTGAAGCTGTTGGTGGTTCATTTGCATCAGATTTAGCATTTTCAGATTCTCTTACTGGATTAAACAATGTAAGAACTATGAGAAGAAAAGTAGTTAATCCTGGTAGGTGGAGAACTGTTGGTAAAGGAGAGGCAGATTACAACCCAGCAGTTATCAGAACTATATATCAAATGATAAATGATGATGTGGCTGTAGATATTGCAAGGATAGAAGCATCTGGTTTGACACCATTACAGAAACAACAAGAGTTTAAAAAATTAGCAGATAATTTAAAAAATGGAGAACTAAGAGGTAGATTAGAAAAAGTTGTAGGGGAACAATCACACCCATTTCATAAAGCATTACAGTCTGATGAGGTTGCTTTAGAGTATGTGTATTATTTACGAGCTAATGTAAATCAAGGTCTTGGTGGTAAAGTTTTAGCAGATGAAACAACAAGTGCATTGAACTGGGTACAAGATACTGCTAGTCAACAATTACTAGAAATGGTAGCTAATCAAGGTAAGTTTATTACTAAAGAAGGTAAAAAAATGGATTTCTTTGCAACTGCTGCTATTGCAAAAAATAAAGCAAAAGCAGAAAAAGTTAAAAAGAAAATAGGCGATAAAGATTTTGAACAAATTGCAGATGATTATATTAAAGGCAAAATAACAGATGAAGATCTAAAAATAGTTGCACCATTGTTTAAAGAAGCACAAGATGATTTAGTTAATGCTTTTATAGGAACTTATTATGATGAATTACCAAGCATAACTAGAGGTTTTGTTGATCCAACATTTAAAGTTGAAGGATTGTATGAAAAAACAATAAACAATGCTTTCCAAGTATTGATGTCATTACAGACTAACAAATTATCAAGATCACCTGCTTTTAGAAGATTGTACTGGAAGCGTGTATCAGAAACTATTGAGTTCCTAGGTAAAGATGCTAGAGATGAAATGGTTAATATTGCTAATACATCATTAAAAGAATTTACAAAGTATGACCCTATCCTAGATGGATATTTAAAGAAAATAAATAATGCTAAATATTCTGGTCCTGCTGAAGCTATTACAGATGTAAAACTTTACGACAAGATGATTGCATCAGATGCTTTAACTCAAACAAAGAAACTACTTTATGATATATCTGAAAGAACAGTAGTTGGTGATTCACTTAGATTTGCATTTCCTTTCTTAGAAGCATATCTTGAAATCTTTAAAACTTGGTCAGATATTACAAACAAAGCAGGTGGAAAAAACTTAGTTAATTTAAATAAGTTAGTACAGAGTGGTAGTGAGCCTAACCCATTAGCAGACCCAACAGGTCAAAGAGGTTTCTTTTATACTAATCCTGTTAATGGTGAAGAAGTATTTGCCTATCCTGGATCAGGTTTAATACAAAAATGGATGTTCCCTGAATTACAAGATACAGGTGTAGAGGCATCATTCCCTGTGTATGTATCATCTGTAAACTTGGTAGCAGATATTATGCCAGGCATAGGACCTATTGTTAGAGTTCCTGCTAGTTATTTTAGAAAAAACTTTCCAGAAGAAGGTGCAATCAATCAATTTATTTTTGGTGATTTTGCACCACCTAGAGGTTTTATAGAAGGTGTAGCACCATTCCCTGCTTGGCTTAAAAAGTTTTATCAAGCATATAAAGGTGGTGGGACAGGTAGTGCAGAATTAAATAGATTATTTAACAATACTGTTATTGATACTTACAAAGCATTAATATATGCAGGTGCTATTGATGATAGTACACCAGAAGGTGCAGAAAATGGTTTAGAACTTGCAACTAATTATGCAAGAAAGATATTTGTTATTAGAGGTGCATCACAACTTATAGGTCCAACAGGTGCTGCTTCTCCACTATGGTCAGTAACTGAACAATCAGGTAAATCATTATTTATTGAATCGTTAGCAGATACTTACAGAGATTATAAAGCTGCTGCTGATGGTGATGATTATATGGCAACACAGAGATTTATACAAGAGTTTGGAGTTGATCCAACTGCTATGCTTACTTCTAAATCTAGGTCAGTAGTTGCTAGACCACAAACAGTATTTAGTTCTGAATGGGCAAGACAAAATAAAGATTTGTATGATGAGTTTAACTCTACTGCATTTTATTTAACACCAACAGATATAGATAATGAGTTTAGTTATGATGCGTACCTTAATGCCCTAGAAGAAGGCACATTAGCACCTAGAACACCTGAACAATGGGTATTAGCTAAGAACAGATTATTAGGTTCTATTGCTTATGAAAACTTTTTGCGTAATACAAAAGTAGGTGGAACAACACTTATGAATACAAATACAAAAACTGCACAACTTCTTAAATGGACAAAACAATCACAGTTAATGCAACAATACTGGGGTTATGGACAAGATGCAGGTTTTGAAGTAGATAAACCAGATACAGACTTTTTATTACAAGAAATGGGTGGTCAAACATATTTGCCAGATCGTACATCTAGTTTTAAACAAGGCTGGATAAAAGCAGACTATACACCTATAGATAAATTGAAAGATAATAATGCTGCTATTGCTTATGGTCAATATAGAAAAGCATATGACAAGATTGTTGCAGAAGCAATAAACAGAGGATATGCACCATCATCAATTAGAACAAATAGAGAATTAGTAAAAGCAAGACAATACTTACGAGATTTAGCGACTAAACTAATATTAGAGTACCCTGAATTTGGTCCTTTATACAATAGTATTTTAGAGAATGAATTAAGGGAAGAAATATCAGATATAGAATTATTAGGTATGTAAATGAATGATGTAGATAAATTTGTACAAGAGATAATACAACAAGACACTTTGCCAGGTTCAAATCCAATCTTTGATGAGAGTGACATTGAACAAATGAAAACTATGGCAACTGTTGATGATGTACAAGCATTTGCAATTACTAAAGGATTAGATGCAGCAAAAGTTAATAATGCACTTATAGATGCAGGATTAGAGTTCGGTGCAGGTGGAGTAGATGATTTTGATATTGCAGGTTTATTTGGATTTGGTGCTGATGCTTTGCCAGGCATTATTGGTGGTTTACCTAGTAGCTATACACCAAGAAATCCTGCTGACACAGACTTTTATAGAGAAGGTGATGAATATAATATCTTTGCTAATTTACCAGTAGAGGACTTATATGGATTACAGGCTAGATTAATACAAGGTGGTTTGTTAGCTAGAGGTGGTTTTACACCAGGTGACTTTGATTCTGCTACTGCTAGTGCTATGAGATTAGTATTAGGCAGACAAAACAGAATAGGTGTTAAGTCTGGAGAAAAAGATATTTCTTGGAATGAAGCATTACTTTTGTATCAGAACGAGCCATTACCTAGTGGAGAAGAAGTATCAGTATTTTTACCACCAGATTATGCAGAAGTATCTACAAGAATAAGAAACTTATTTACAGAAAATTTAGGCAGACAACCAAAAGGTTATGAGTTAACATTATTAGCAGAACAGTTTTATGCAGATGCAACATTACAATCACAACAACAAGCAGAGTTACAAGAACTTGCATTAGGTCCTACTGTAGAAGAACTAGAAGCAGGTAACATAGGAACTAAGAATATACAAGGTGTTGTTGCAGAAACAGGATTACAAGAAGTATCTCCTACAGGTAGATTGTATGAAAACTTTAACAACTTAATACAAAAAGAGAAAGATAGGTTACAAGCTAATGCTGATATTCAAACAACTGGTCGTAATATGCTTGGTACTATCCTCGGTACAAGGAGATAGCGTGGCTGAATCAAGAGAACTACAAGCATTTAGATTAGCAATAGCACTTACTGAAGGTGGTGGCAAAGTAGATTATACACAAACTAATGCTGATGGTGCTGTAGGTGCATATCAATTCTTGACAAAATACTGGGATTGGTATTCATCAAATGCAGGTTATCCTAATGCAGAAATAAACGATCCTAGAGTACAAGATGCAGTTGCAAGATACTGGTTTAATAAAAACTACAATGATTTAGGTTCTTGGGAACTTGCAGCTATTGCACACTTTGCAGGTAGAACTACTGCATTTGAAGCTAAACAAAACGGCATAGAATCAGTAATTAACATTCAAGATAGTACAGGTACAACTATTGGAGATTATGTAAACAAAGCTATGCAACATTACAGAGAACAAATAGAGTTGTACGCAAAAGTAGATAAAGATGTTGCAGCTATGAATTTACCAGATTATGGTCTAACTGGTTTTGATGGCACATACAAACCAGAAGAAATAGTTAGTAAAGAAGCAGCAACAGTATTAGATGTTATAACTAATGCAATGAGTGATGGTGGAAGAAAGAAATTTCCTATGACAAAAAATCCTGGTTCTGCAAGAGAGGTTAGATAATGGCATATAACTTACTTGGTCAACAAGGACCAAAAGGAAGTAGAAACCCTGATCCTAATTTAACTGATGCTCAAGCAACATATCTTTACGATACACCACCTGGACAGGGTGACAACAAAGGTTTGACTGCTGCTGGTAAACCAGTAGATAAATCAGATGTACAAGAAAAATTAGAAGAAGTAGGTGTAGATACACAAGAAGAAGAACAAGAAGAAGAAGTTGTTGTAGAGGAAGAAGATAAACCAAAAGTATCTGGCAGAGATGATGTTAGAAACGCACAGACTTTACTTAAAAATGCAGGTTTTGACCCTGGTCCAATAGATGGTCTTATAGGACCTCTTACTAGAGGTGCAGCTACTAGATATATAGATGCAGCTAAAGGACAAGATGAATTAAACAAAAGAAGGCGTGAAGTAGGTTTTATATTAGGAATAGAAGCTCCTGATACAACTACAACAGATGATGATGGAGAATTGGAAGAAACAGAAGAAGGTGTAATATTATATGATGCTGATGGTAATAAAACATTAGTTGATCCCTCTATAGTAGATGAATTATTAAATTTACAGCCACCTAAATTTTTTAGAAAACCACCAAATGGAACAACAACAGATGGTAAGACATTTAATGAATTATTAGAAGGAATAGAATTTGGTCCATCTATTAGTGCAGATGCTACATCATATGAAGTAGATAAAATAAATGCAGAGTTAGGTCTATCAGGTTCTGCATTTGGTAGTGCATTAAGTAGAGCAGAAAACAGAATTGAACAAGGTTTATATACAGAAGATGAATACAACGCATTAATAAAATCTATAGGAACATCTTGGATTGAAATGATGAATGCTGATAAAAGCGTTGCAGCAAGACTTGGAAGTTTTGTTAATTTAGCAGCAACAGCAGCAGGAGTTACAGGAAAAGCCGTAAGTGTTGCTATGGAAGAAGTATTTGGTGCTGGACTAAATACTTTATATGACATAGTAGAACCAGATGTAGGTGGATCAGCAGATGCTTTTATAGATGCAGCATTAGGAAAACCTGGAGAAAATGTATTTAGTGATTGGTGGATAGATAAGTATGGAACATTAAGATATGATGCTTTTACTAACTCTATGGTTGATGTATCTACTGGAGAAACAGTAGCAAGTATTGGTAATGCACAAGGTGATCAAGAAACTAAAAAAAACAACGAAGAAAATATAACAACAGCACCTGGTGGCAATGGTGGCACAGGTGCAGTAGATGAAGGACCTTTATATTGGGGTAGGTATGATAGTGGTTCTTGGGCTACTTCTACAAAACCAGGTAAACCAGAAGGTTTTAAATGGGCTTGGGAGTTAAATGAGTTTCCAGATAAAAATGAAGATTTATACACATCAGATAAATCTATTGAAGATATATTAGGTTTAGTTGGTGAACCAGAAGTTATAAATATAAATAATCAAATGATTACTTTATATAAAAGAGGTGAAAGTCCTATAACTGTTCCTGCTACTGATGCAGGTCAATATTTAAGTAGAGGCTGGAGTACAACACAACCAGTAGAAGGTGGCGTTGTAGATATAGCAGTAGAAGGTACAGAAGAAGTAGGACCAGGACAAGTAGTATCTGACAAACTTAATGAATTTAACAATGTACCACAAAACTCTATATTGATAGAAGCAGGTGGACAACTGTTTTTAGGTTACGAAGTACCAGGTGCTTACGGACAAATGTACAATGGTAATCCAATCTTTATGTTGTATGAAGTATTAGGCAATGATGTTTTTGAAGCAGGAATATTAACACAAGGTGCAAGTCCACAGATTAATGTATCTCTCGGATCACTAGAAGATTTAAACCAGTATGGCATTATTGTCGGTGGTACAGATGAACTAACAGATGATGTAGAACACCCATTTATTAGATTTACAGAAAACTTTGAAGCTGGTAAAAGAGTAAACCCTTGGCTAAATGATACAGAGATAAACCCTAACACAGGAGTTACTTACCAACAAGAAGCTATAGAGTTTTTAGCAGAACAAGCACTAGAACAATGGACACCAGAAACTACACAAGTAAGATACGAAGGTTCTGACTGGTACAGAAAATCTACTACTGCACAAAAGACTTGGCTTACAACATTACTTACACAACCACAACAAGCTAATCAAAATATACAAGATAAGCAGATAGAAGTTAAGATTGCTATGGAAGCAAATGGTATTGCAAGTCCACCTGATGCCTTAGTTAATTGGGTAGCAGAGAAAGCTGTAACAGGTATGTGGACACAAGTTTATACAGATCAACAAATAGCTTTACTTGCTGACCCTTACAAACCAGGTACTAGAGATACAGGTATGGTGAACTTTATAGAAGGTGTAGGCGTAGGCACATTAGATAGATTGACTGTAGGAGAAAAGACAGTTAGAGATTTATATAGAAGATACTTAGGTCCATCACTTGGTAATGCTAGTGATACAGAGATTGCAGAAAAAGCAGGACAACTAAGGTCTGATCCTGATGCAGAAGAACAACTAAAATCATATTTAGAACAACAAAGACTTGCTATGTTTGGTAATTACACAAATCCAACTTTGACATACAATGATATTGTGCAACCTTATAAAAACTTAGTCAATCAAGTGTGGGGTCAAGAAGTAGATGAAACACAAGACTGGTTTATTAAGATGGTACAAGATAATGATATAGAGAAAGCATATACAACTCTTAGACAAAAAGGTATGGAACAAGGTGTAGAAAGAGTGCAAGATCAGGCTTTGAATGATTTACAAAGAGGTATAGGTCAAGGTCAAGTTGCACCACAGTTAGGAGCTAATACATAATGGCAATATTTACAGCAGATATGGTAACAGACCCTAATACTGGGGAAAGTATAAGTAGGGAAGAATATTTTAATAGATATGGTACTGTTGTAGGTATCGTATCACCAACTATAATTTCACCTAACACTACATTTTTACAAAAGGCTAGAGCTTTATATCCAGGATTACCTGATAGTTTTATAAACTTATATGCACAATATTGGGAAGATACTGGAGATGCACAACAAGCTATTAGCCAAACAAGACAAGACTCACAATACGATACTATTTTTCCTGGTAATAAAACAGAACGAGGACAGATTAGATATGATGAGGTTACTTACTTTGCATTAGAAGATTCGTACATAGGTACACTTGCAGAGTATGGCATACCAAGACAAACATCACTTAATATATTGCAAGATAGATTTGTTAGTTTATTAGAAAACGAAGTATCTGCTAATGAGTTTCAGCAAAGAGTTGCAGCAGTATATCGTGGAATACAAGAAAATATTCCTGAAGTACAAGCATTTTATGCTGATAACTTTGGTATAGATTTAGATGAACAATCAATATTTTTAGGTGCATTAGATCCAACAGTTGGAGAAGATATTGTTGCTGGTAAAATAACTGCTGCACAAATAGGTGGAGAAGCTAGGAGAGCAGGATTTACTATATCATTAGAAGAAGCAGAAAGAATACAACAATCTGGTTTATCACAAGCAGAAGCTAGAAGATTATTTGCTACTGCTGAAAGAGATATACCAAGACTACAATCTTTACAAGCACAAAGAGGTATAGAACCAGAACAAAGAATTACTTTACAAGAGTTTACTGAAGCTGCTGTATTTCAAAGTCCAGAAGAACTACAGGAAATACAGAGATTAGAACAAGAACAAGCAGCAGAATTTACGCCTGAATTAGGTGCTGCTAGACAAGGTCGTAGGATCAGAGGTATCGTAGAAGAATAACACAATATCTTGTGTTAAATACTTGCATACACAATATGTAGTGGTACTATATATAGTATACGCATAGTGGTAGTCTGCGTAAAACAAATTGACTCTGCACTCTCCAGTTTATTCCTGGCGTATAAACTGCGTATTACAAATCGCCTAGTATCTGAATAGCCCAGAAGTGGCTGACAATTCTAGTTATTCTTAAATTTATTTATTTGTCGCC